AAGGGTGCAGATAATGAACACAATCTTCGTGGTGTTGAACTTACTAAATGCGTAATGGATGAAATGGCTTATATTAAATCTCACGTATGGGAGGAAATTGTTTATCCGATGTTAGCTACAACACAAGGCACTGCATTGTTTATTGGCACACCAAACGGATATGACACTATGTATGATTTATATAGCAAAGGCCAAAGTGACCCAGACTGGAAGTCTTGGCAGTTTAAAACAATAGATGGCGGTTTTGTCCCAGCAGAAGAAATAGCAAGAGCTAAAAAGACTATGGACCCAGTAAGATTCAGGCAAGAGTTTGAGGCCTCTTTTGAAACAACTGGTAATAGGGCTGCGTGGAACTTTGATAGAAATATTCACGTAAAGCGTGCAAAAGAATTATCTAGCTATAAATGGTGGGGTTGTGATTTTAATGTAGATTACATGTCAGCAACTTTAGCGTGTCAATACACAGATGGAACAATTCACTATTATGATGAAATAAGATTAAAGAATAGCAACACAGAAGAAATGGCCAGGAAGATGAAAGCCATTGAACCAAAAATAGAAGTTTATCCTGACCCAGCAGGCAGTGCGAGGTCAACCACTTCTAATCGTTCTGACCATCACATTTTAAGAGATTATGGGTTTTTAATCAGAACTAAAAAGTCACACCCAAGCCACATAGACAGATTAAACGCATTGAACAGAAAATTATTAGACGCAGACGGAAATGTATCAATGACAATTGACCCTAAATGCAAATACTTAATAAAAGATTTAGAACAAGTGCAGAGAGACAAAAAGGGAGGTATTGATAAATCACAAATAGAGCTTACTCATTCACTGGATGCTTGTAGTTATGCAATAGCGTATAAGTTCCCAGTAATAAGCAGAGCATCAAGAACAATGGATTGGTAATATGTATAATTTCGGAAAAACAGTAAATCAAGTTGTAATACCTGACTTGTCTGAACAAATAATTTTAAAGACTGTAGCTAAAGCAGAACAGCAATTCAGGGAAAAAGAAATGGCAGAGAGAATGACTGCATTAGACTTTTATTACAATGTTAATATGGATAAACATATTGAGCAGTACTTTTCTAGCGAATCTCTGCAGCAGATACCAACATACCCAAGCAAAGTTGTTCCGAGGTTCGCAAGAGCTAGAATGATGCTTTATAAACAACCGCCTAAAAGATATTTTAATGGAGAGGAAAACGATGATTACAAAAACATTGCTTATATGTTGGATAGCCAAACAAAACAATTTAGTGAGTTAGCTTGGTTGCTGGGGAGTTGTCATTTTAAAACCAAATTTAATACAATCAAAGAAAGATTAGAATACGAAATATTGCCTAATGTAAAAGAGTATTATTTAAGTGGGGAATCTCATCCATATGGTTACAGTTATGAAATAGACAAAGGTAACAACAAAGACAGGCAGTATGTGTTTTGGTCTGAGGATAGAGACGGGATGCCAGGGATGCATTTTAGGTTTGACCAAAAAGGAAAAAGATACGCTGTTGCTGGCAATGAGGACATGATAAATCCATTTGGTTTAAACCCTATAAGCAAAGTTGTTTACCCATCTTCAAGTCATGATGTAGTCAGGTCTGCTATACAAATAGGAATAGCTATGACTGAGATAGCTTTGAGCGTTAGGAGCAGATTAGGGCAGCCAGTGTTTACAGGTATTGATGAAGGCCAATCAGTAATTAAGTCAGGAATAGATTCTGCTATTATTTTACCTGAAGGCGGTTCATTTCAATATGTTTCTCCAGCAGGTGGTTTAAATGAAATGATTGAAGCAGTTAAAATATTCGCTAATCAAACTGCAGAAAACAATCATTTAAGAATCAGGTGGGGTGATTCAACTGGCAATGCTCCAAGCGGTGAAGCGTTAAAAATATTAGAGATTGAAAACTTAGAATCTCGTGAGAGTGATATACCTTACTTTAAAGAATGGGAGCAAACTAGATACGAAATTGATAAACGCATATTAGAAGTTTACAATGTAATGACTCTGCCTGATGATTATTATGTAGACTTCGGTGAAATAAGTTACCCAATGTCAGTTGACCAAGAACTGAAAATGTTGCAATGGAAGTTAGATAATGGAGTAATGACTAAACGTGATTTGCTTTTATATTTTAATCCTGACATGAACGACCAAGAGTTAGAAGAAAAACTTGGAGAGGTAGAAGAAGAACGCAACCAAGAAGTTCAACAGCAGCGTGAAGCTCAAGAACCTATAAGCCAAGTTGAAAGAATACTAAATGCCTGATGATATAGATAAATCAGTAAATAGTTTTATGACTCAAGTAAAGAAGATTGAGGATAGTTTGCGTAATGACTTAGAGCGTTTAGCGTACAGAATGAATGACATGACTGAAACTGAACTATTATTGACTACTAAACGTTTAAACTTTTTACAGGAGTTAGTTGATAAAGGTTATGGAAGTCAAGTTAATAACCTTATGGATGAATATGACGTTTTATTAGCAGATGCGGTTAAAGAGGCTAAACGCAGAGGAGTAGTGTCGATGAAAACGGAAACTGTAGAAGCAATACAAACATTAAAGGATTTAGATACAGAAGTTTTGCTTGGAAAAGCTAAAGCGTGGGGCGACGAGATGAAGAATGTTATGTTTGTTAATATATATGGAGGTGCTAGCATAAAAGACACTATTGAAGCTATGGGGCAAGTCAACTTAGCTAGTCACCAATTGAATGTTGCAGTAAATACTGGGTTAAGGCAGTTTAGTGATTTTAGTAGATATAACGTATTTAAAGGCGAGGATGTAAAATGGATATATGTTGGTCCAGAGGATAGCGTTACTAGGCCTGAATGCAAAAACACTTTAAGTGACCCTAAAAATAATTTAAACAAAGGTTTTACTGAAGCTCAAGTTGGAAATAGTGGCACACCTTTTGGAATCAGAGGCGGTTATAACTGCAGACATAGTTGGATGGTGGCATGAAGTTATTTAATGTAATCAAAACAGAAGTAAAAGACTGGAAAATTCTAGGAGGTAAATTAGCAACTAGAATAGTATTAGATGCAGAAAAAGGTATTAGTCAGGATGGCAAAGGAACTTCAAGAGATTTTGAATCATACGATTTTAAATACGCTAAAGCTAAATCTGCGGGGACTATAAATTTGCCTAAAGAATTAAAAGGTGTTTCAACTGACAGGCAAGTTAATCCTCCTAATTTAAGGCTTACTGGGAAAATGTTAGATTCTATAAAAGCTCAAAGGCCTACTACAACAAGCGTAGAAATATTATATGCTGACGGAGAAAAAGTAATGGGTCATTCTAAAAGAAGAGGCAACAAACCTAAAAGAAATATTTATGGATTAAATGACAAGAACCAGCAATTTGTAGAAGATTATCTTGCCAAGAAAGTAGGAGATAATATTGCAAAATTTGCAGAAAAAGACATAGAAATAAACCTGGAGTTCTTATAATGGCTAAAGACCCAAGATTAAAAAGAGCTGGTGTGTCAGGTTATAACAAACCAAAAAGAACACCAAATCACCCAACAAAGTCACACGTTGTAGTGGCAAAAGAGGGAAGCAAAGTAAAATTAATTAGGTTTGGTCAGCAAGGTGTAAAGACTAACCAAACTGTAGCTCAAAGAAAAGCGTTCAAATCTCGCCATGCTAAAAATATAGCAAGAGGCAAAATGAGTGCTGCGTGGTGGGCAAATAAAGTTAAATGGTCTCCAAGCAAGACCAAGAGAAAATAGATTTTTAATAACGAAAATGGAGGACAGGATGTCTGAAGTATCAAAAGAAGAAGTGCAAGAAAACGCACAAGAGGTGGCAACTGATAGCCAAACACAAGCAACCGAACCTAGCTCTGAAGTTGGTAGCTTGATTGCAGAAAGCAAAAAGTATAGAAGCAGGGCACAAGATGCCGAAGCTAGACTAGCCGAACTTGAAAAGCAATTAGCGAAACAAGAAGAGGAGAGGATGGTAAAGCAAAATGAATGGAAAGAGTTAGCCGAAAAAAGGCAAAGTCATATTGAATCTATGGAAGAAGATTATAATAGGTTGAAGAAGGATGAACAAGCCT